CTTCCAACCGATATAAATGCGACAATAAAAGCCACTTAAAAAGCCTTTGTAGCGGATCGTTTTGAAAAGTCCAAAGCGTAATCGTCCATCCTTTAGCTTTAGCGTTACTTTGCAAAAGTCACTTATTTTTCCGCCGTTGCTTGTTACTCTTGGGTTGCCTTGAGTGATCACACTCGACGGATCTATCTCGCTCACTTTTACGCCGTTTATTCTGCTTGAAAAGTAGCCAATACGATTTCTATATAGCCACTTTAAGCGAGCAAAATATGTTTTGTTTTTACCGTTTGGATAGTGTTCTTTGCGCCAGCCACTATCACCATTTATGGCTGAATTTACTCCGTTATAAGTGTCGTTTGCATCTTCAAACCATCTGGCCCACTTTGGCAAATGCTCACTATTTTTATCACAAAATGCCAAAGCAATAGGTACTATTAAATAGCCAAGTATCTCGAGCGGTAACTCAATAGCTATAATGCAAAAGAGCTGTAAAAACTCTTTAAATTTAAGCATCACTCATCCTTTTTATCTTTTGGCTTTTCTTGCTCTTTTTCTTTATATTTAGGACTTTTAGGGCAGCCGTCCCAAGTGCAGTTACCGTCTTTATCGAGTTTTGATGCACAGACTTCGCATCTCTTTACTTTTACTCTCATTTTTCATCCTTTTTATTTGGTCTAGTTTTCACAATATCCGTAAATTCATCGCCGCTCAAATACCAAAATGGCTTCTTGCCATCTTCGTATTGAAATTTGGCAAAGTCGTCTGGATGTGTCGCCAGATGAGCAAATACCCTGATAATGTTTGTCATGTTGCTATTGTCCCAGCCCTCGCATTTTCTAGCCCTTAGAAAAATCACGATAGGGCATAATAAAACGCCTACAATTAGCGACAATACGCAGATTATTATGTAACTCACTTTAGCCCCTCTCTTTGAATTATTAACTCTTTATACTCATTTCTTAAACTCTCTAACGCAGCCGTATTCCCGATAAACAATGCATGCCTAATATGATTCTCACACTCACTTATCTCAGCTTCAATTTCTGCTAGCTGTTTAGCTTTTTCATCTACCTTTGGCTCTTTACTTAGCCCCTTTTCTTGTCCTAATTCGGTTATTGTTAGGGCATTGTTGTCATTGTCATAGTAGGTTTTGCCTCGCTCGTCTTTGATTTGCTCCCACTTACCATTAGTAAAAATATTTGCGTAACCAGCTTTTGGCTCAGTTGGTGCGATCTGTGTTGCGTTTGGTGGCATTAGATAGATTGTTTCGCCCTTGCTGCTTGCTAGTGGATCTATTTGTGCTTCTACCTCGTATAAATATTCGTTATTTTTGGTGTCATAGATATAAATTTTCATAAGTTGCTCCTAGTATTTTATTAACACGACTACCGCCATATTGTATGGGCGGTTTTCGTTGGCGGTTGGCACTGTTCGGCTAGCATCAAAGTTAATATTAGTTCCTGATCCTCTTGTCATTTGTGCCCACCAACTAGAATTTACTTCACCACCAAAAGCCCCTTGAGCTTGTATACTACCATCAGTGTTACTTCTAGTGACTATGCTACCAGTGATATTTCTTATTGCATCCCCTTGAGCTGTACCCAGAGCGGCTGCATTGCCACCAGTACCACGCATGAATTTTCCATCCGTGAAGTTTGGCAGTAAGAATTTATCGCCACTTTTACCATACGTATAGCCGATCTCCGCGAAAAGCGCGGAGTATGCATTTTTGTCAAGCGCTGATCCGTCACAACGGAGAAAGCCCTCTGGTGTATTTGAGTTTGAACTATATAAAAGATAGCTTCCGACTGGTATAGCTTTTTGTAACTCAGTTTTTAGAGCAAATTTGTTATCGCTTTCTTGTTTGGTGTATGCGTCTATCTTGTCTTTTAACTTAAGAAACATCTTTTCGCACCATTTTCTGGTTGCCAACACTATATTGTTATCAACCTTTAAAATGATGCTTTCACTCGCATTTGCGATTTGAAGTTTAAAATTTAATGTGATGTCTTTGCTTGACCCCTCGTTTAAAAGCGGCTTATAAGTATCTGCAAGGCGTGCCACTGCAAAGAGTGAGCCATCATCGCAGTATATACCAGCCGTTTTTATGTAAAATCCGCCAACTTCAGGCGGTATTATGGCATCGACGTCAAGTATGTTATTGTCGTTTTCGTCTATCGTTACGGCGTTTATTGCACCCCTATATTTCTCATTTGGTATTGATGTCGTCTGCTCGCTTAGCTCTCCATCGTAATCGCTTACTACAACTTCTTTTAATGCGATCTTTGATCCGTCGCTAGCAGTTTTTAAAAGTTTATTTATGCCACTAGCTGTTAAAAGTGTGTATTGCTTCATTTATCCGTCCTTTATCTTGTTAAAACTCTTATTGCATCGATTGGTATGCTTATGATCTCGTTTATCTGCGTAGTAGCACCAACTTTAAAGCTTGCTCTTTGGCTTATATTTGATATTACGTAAGGGTCTACGCTTATGCTTTCACCGCTAAACGTGTAAGAGTAAGCTTTTAAATTTATGCTAGCAGTCG